GTTATACATGGGGTAATAACAACGTTGGACAACTTGGGGATGGAACTACTACAACTAGACAAACACCAGTTCAAGTAAAAGGTGTTGGTGGTACTGGATATTTAACGGGTATAACAAAAATAGCACAGCACGGTTATAATTATTCTGGGTGTAATATGGTTTTAGGTTCAAATGGGAGAGCGTATACATGGGGTGGTAACGGTTTTGGTGAACTTGGACAAAACAATACAAGTAATAGTAGTACACCTGTTATCGTAAAGGGTGTCGGTGGAACAGGATACCTTGAAAATGTAGTCGATGTGAGTTGTGGTGGGTACCATATGCATGCGTGTGATTCTAGTGGTACTTGTTATGGGTGGGGTAGAAATGCTAGTGAATCACCCATAGGTGATGGAACTACTTCACAAAGAACTACACCTGTTAAAGTAAAGGGTGTAGGTGGATCCGGATACCTTGAAAATATAATAGGGGTTGGTGGAGCGAGATTTGGTGGTTATGCTGTAGATAATGCAGGTAACGTATACGGTTGGACAGGTGTCACGAATGGGTCATTGGGTGACGGAACTTCAACAAGTCGGTCAACACCGGTTAAGGTGAAAGGTGTTGGCGGCGCTGGATTTTTATCGTTATTTGATAAAGCCACCCCATCCCTAACCTACGACGGTAAAAACAAATTGACGGTAGGTGGTACGAACTATGCCGATACGGCAACCGTAACCTATTATTCGAATACGTACAACTTGGGTACGGCAAAGACCATGTACGTGAAAGACGTGGGTGAGTACGTGTTTAAGATAAATGGGACCGATAAGTACGCCGAGTCGAACGTGTACGTGTCCTCGGTCGACCTCGCGGGTGCAACGACCAAACCTATAAGTTTCGACGGGTACAATAAACTGACACTTATAAGCCCGGGTGAAAATGCGGTGTCGAACGTGACTTTGGGTGCGACTAAATACGATATGGGAAGTGCCTCTACGTTTTACATTAAGGATACGGGAACGTACGATCTCGAAATGTCGGGATCGAACGTGTTCGCGTTGAGTAGTAACGTCGTGGGTGCGGGACAAATTTCTACCCCATCAGTATATTCTTCGGCAACTCCGACATTAGTTGATCCTATAAACATTACCTCAGGTGTTTGGTCATCCGGTAATTACGAACATTATCAAACACATTCAACATATTATTTGTATGCATTATCACTGGACGATGACGACTCTGATAGATTTATAAAATATGACTGGGTTACTTTAGTTTGGTCGGACCAAGACGAAAGTGGAACTTACAGTACTTTTGGTACTTCCGCAACTGATACTACCTCTACTGCGCGTAGCATCACTAACCCAACACATATATATTTAATGGCTGGTGCACAATTGCACGCAACTATGGTAAACCCTTACTATCAAGTACCAAATTATACCCCTTCCCTAACCTTCGACGGGAATAACAAACTGTCGGTTACGAACTTTACGTCGACCGATAAATTATGGCCACCTTCGGATGGGACGTGGAGTATTTCAACTGATACTAGTACGTTGAGTGAATGGACGATATCGGGTGCGTCATACGGGAACGGGTCGTATAAGGCAACGAGTAGTGTTGCGACGAACGGTATTTTTAGAGCGTACCAGGCATTCGAAGGTACGGAACCGGGTAATACATCGACTTGGCAAATAATGGCAACGGCGGGTATTTTATCGATCGAGTTACCCGAATCGGTCATCATATCTAAATACGCGATCCTTAACAGAAACTATAACGTTTCCGAAGACCAAGATGCGAGTCCTAAAGACTTTACGTTTGAAGGATCGAGTGATGGTTCGACGTGGGTAACACTCGATACGGTAACGGGTAATGGTAATTATACGGCAGAAGGTACGGCGAGTCAACAAACGTTTACGACGAGTAATACGACGGCGTATAAACACTATAGACTTAACGTAACGGCAAATAACGGGGATTCTGGTACTGTCGTGGGTGAGTTTAAATTACTCGTAATTAACCCCCGAACGGCAACACTCACGGACCCGAACGGGTCGACGTACGCGCTCGGACAAACACAAGATACGATATACATAAAAGATACGGGGGATTATACGCTCGACGTTCAAAATAACGACCAAAAGGCGATCGTGGCGAAGACTGTGGGTACGATTTCTGACTTTGATCCAAGTTCTCAATGGACTAAAGTAATACAAATGGGTGTTAAACATATCATATCATCTGACGTGTATAGTAGCGGTGTTACTGGAACTAAAAGTAACTGGTTAAATGGTGTTGGTACGTATAATACGGCATCTGATGATAATTATGTATTAACATGGGATAGAACAAGTGTTAAAAAATTCTTATGGCGTGGAAGAGATGGAGCGTGGGAAATTTTATTTAGTAACGACGTATTGGATAATTTTACTTCTTATTGGAGTAGTGATAGACACTATCTACCTGTTATATCAGGAAAAGGGACGGTTAATCTTGATGTTGCTGGATCAGTAGATGTGTCCACTATAACGCATATAGAAGTTTTTGGACATGGACATTCAAATGCCGTTTATCCTCAAATGTTTTTTACTAATAATGGTAATCATAGTGGTAGAGTAGGTAATATTAGTTGGATTGAAAACGGAAACGGTGGCTGGAGCGGAGATAACGTTTGGGGTACTAATCACCAAGGTTTTGAAGTTTTAGTATCTACGAGCGATACTGCTGGTCATCTTATAGATGCAGTATCTCCTTCCCTAAAATTCGACACGTATAACAAATTGACGATCGCGAACGTCGATTCGGACGCGACGTCGAATATCGATTTCTTCTCGAACACGTACGAGATGGGGTCGCGTAAAGAGTTGATCATTAACGATGCGGGTACGTATCACGCGAACATATACAGTTCGAATACACTCGCGCTCGTTAAAAAGCAGGTGACGGGAACTGTTGGACCCAATACGGCGAGTATAAATATTGCTTTCCACTACGATACGTTTGCAAATAGCGGTGATCCGTATAGCGACGGTTCGCTTACTGCGGCGGCAACGGCGGGACACATTTATTCTGATACGCCTACGGGGACGTATACGTGGGGATCACTGGACAGTGCATCAACGGCGAATAGACAAACAACATATACTTGGACACCCTCGGATACCTTAACTGTAGATATACTATTAGTTGGTGGTGGTGGTGGTTCTGGATATAGTTATTCCGGTGGTGGTGGTGCTGGTGGTTTAGTTTTTTCACAAAATGAAAGTGTTTCCGGTCAGCAGAGTATAGTGATAGGTGATGGTGCGGATGGTTCTACACAACGACCATACACAACGGCAGGCTTTGATACAAGTGCTCTTGGATATACTGCAAAAGGTGGAGGACAAGGTGGAGGTGATGATCAAGCAGGTGTTTCGGGTGGTTCTGGTGGAGGTGGTTCCGATGCAAACGTATCTGGTGGTTCGAGTAATCAAAATAGTTATTCGGGTAAAGGATTTGGTTCTAGTGGTGGTAGTAGTAGTGGTAATGGGAGAGGTGGAGGTGGTGGTGGTGGTGCCGGTGGCGTTGGTGATAATGCTCCAAGTGGTGTCGGTGGTATCGGTAAAGATTATTCGTCGGTGTTTGGTACAACATACGGTGATTCTGGTTGGTTTGCTGGAGGAGGTGCACCCAGTGGTGATTCGAGAAATGGGTATGGTGGTCCATTTACAGGTGGTACGGGTGGTCAAGGTGGTGGTGGTGATTATAATCAAAATGGTCAAAACCATACGGGTGGAGGTGGTGGTGGTAATCGAGACGGTGGTAATGGTTACAAAGGCGGTTCGGGTATTGTACTTATCAAATCTGAAGCTTCGTCACCCCCCTCCCTAACCTTCGACGGGTACAACAAACTAACCGCACCCGTCCTCGACGCGTCGTTTACGGCGACGCGTCTTTCGGATTGGGATAACAATAACCAGAGTAAATCGCCAAATTCCGGTAAAGGCGATTGGCCGGGTACATCTTTTACGGGAGAGTCGGATGCACATTGGTGGACTTTACACAATAACGATAAGGTTTATACGAGTTCGTATAATTACGGTACTACCAGAGATGCGGCACAATTGTTTACGACGGTCACGTCGAGTGATTGGAACCATGGGTATCATACACAGACTGGTTGGAATGCGACAAAAATATTGAAACTCGGGTATAAGTTTACGGTGGGATCTAAAACTTTGGGATCCATGAAATTATGGCAAGCACCCGCATCTTACCCCACTGGTGATGTGACTATTAAGTATTGGGACGGAACGAGTTTGAAAACGGTTACGAACCAGAGTCCAAGTGGGTTCCCATCGAGTATATCGTATTATACGGAACAGGAGTTTACGTTTAATTCTGCAAATGCACAATATTGGTTAATTGAGTGTAAAACACACGCATCTTCACCATCTACTAACTACATTGGTTTAGCTGGTTGGCAATTATTATCGGGTCGAGACCCCGTAACTACGGTACTCACCAAAGGGTCCGATTCGTACGATATTGGTACGGCGTCTAGCATTTACATAACTGATACGGGAACGTACGACGCACAAGCGAAGAATAGTAACACGTTCGTGATTAAGACGAGTAACGTCGTGAGTGGGACATTGTCGCGCAAACAGGTATGGAACGCAAACGAAAGTCAGATTCTATACGCGAGTGATGCACAAGCATCTGACGAGTTCGGGTGGTCTGTCAGTATTGACGGGGACTATGCAATCGTCGGGGCACGATACGAAGATACGGGTGGTTCACAAGCGGGTGCCGTATACATATTCAAACGCGACGGAACGTCGTGGTCTCAACAACAAATTATACATGCAAGTGATGCACAAACAAACGACCAGTTTGGTCATTCCGTCGGTATAAGCGGTGACTACGCGATCGTCGGGGCGCCATACGAAGATAGTGGTGCAGACAACGGAGGATCCGCATATATATACAAACGCAACACATCTACTGATGTATGGGAAAGTGAACAACATATAACGGCAAGTAACGCTGGAGTCAACGACTATTTCGGGTGGTCCGTAAGTATAAGCGGTGACTACGCAATCGTTGGGGCGAATGGTGAAAATTCGGCTAGTGGCGCCGTATACATATACAAACGCAATACATCGACCGGGTCATGGGGAAGTGAACAAATAATAGTGGCAAGTGATACACAAACTGTTGACGAATTCGGGTTTGATGTTAGTATAAGCGGTGACTACGCGATCGTCGGGTCACGAAACGAAGATACGGGTGGCACTGATGCGGGTGCGGCGTATATATACGTACGTTCAGGAACAACGTGGTCCGAACAACAAAAAATACAATCGAGTGATATACAAGCAGGTGATTCTTTTGGTGGAGCTGTTGCAATTGACGGTGATTATGTAACTGTCGGTGCAAATTATGAAGATGAAAATGGTACAAGTGCCGGTGCGGTATACATATTTAAAAGAGGAACGACTAGTTTAAACACAGTTGGACATGCAATTCCAGATGAACATACTGCTTACTATGGAGCTTCAGATTGGATCTGTCAAAGTGTGTCGGGAACAGTTGGGATATATAAACACATATATCGAACTGGGACACCCGTTGATAGTGGACTAAATACAATTCAATACGATTCTAGTACGTCTACGTGGAGTGATCATGGGACTGGACAACCCCAGAAATATACAAAAAATGATACAAATTGGAATAATCGTTCTAGTACCGTCACGAATGTACAAGCTGGAGATGTAATTCGTGGTTGGAAAGATAATACAAATGCTCAAAGAGGACAATTTACACAACCAGCATCGGGTAATATCGATATATGGTCCCAAGAGGCTAAACTTTTACCAAGTGATGGTACGGGTGGTGACGAACTATCATACGGGGGTTCTATAGATATATCCGGTGATACTGTTGTTGTAGGCGCAAGGGTAGCTGATCCAGGTAGTATATCTAATGCGGGTGCGGCGTGGGTATTCGAACGGTCGGGAACGACATGGACCGAGGTTAAGAAGATTACCGCGAGTGACGGACAAGCGAATGATGAATTTGGGATTAGTGTCGCAATTGATGGTACAACTGTATTTGTGGGTGCACGCACAGAAGATACGAAAGGGACGGATGCGGGTGCGGCGTACGTATACGAAAAACAATACGTGGGTCCAAACCTAACCTACGATAACTCGAACAAACTTTCACTCACAGGTGTGACGACCCCGTCGACAAACCTTACGTTTGGTTCGATAAAGACAGATATAGGCGCGGCAAAGGACGTCTACATTAAGGACCAAGGAACGTATACGTTCCATACGAACGATGGAGACCAGGCTTTGATACTGAACAAAACGGTTTCGAGTGATCCTTCGGGGACGACGTATACTTATACTACTGGTACAGCCTACACTATAACAACCGATTCACTCTTTTTCAATTACGAAGCGTGGAACTATTCGGGAAGTGGAAACTGGTTGAATCAAGTCAATACGGCAAACAACCCGGGTGTTATGCCTTCAAGTATAACCTATAATTCAACGTCACCTAAATCTTTTGTGTTTAATAATAGTAATTCTGAAAGGATAAATATAGGTAATGTTGACATGCAACAAGATTGGACGTTAGAGTGTTGGGCAAAACTTGCCACCGTGTCCTCTGCGGGTTTGTTTGGACACGGTGTAGGTAGTACTCAACAAGGTTTACACTGTGTTATAAATAGCGGTACTTCATTGAAATTTGGTTTTTATAGTAATGATTTAGACGTTAATTTTTCGTTTCAAGCAGATACATGGTACCACCTGGTTTTTGTGTATGACCGGTCTAATTCACATAATAAGAAGACGTATATAAACGGTGAAAAGAAAGCCGATGCAAATCAGAGTTCGTATAATAGGGGTACAGATGAATTTAGTATAGGTAATACGTATAGTCCCGGGACGAATGGTAACCAAATGCAAGGTGAAATTGCTGTTGCACGCATGTATACAAAATGTTTAACTGCAGAAGAAATTGGGGTAAATTATGCGGCGGGGTACTTGGGTAGTACATTAATACAAAATACGGGAAATACCCCTTCCCAAGTGTATGACAATACGAAAACGATAACGGTTTCGAATATTCCATCTGGAACAAGTACCGTCGGTAAAATCTATAAAGGCGCGACGGCATATACGATCCACGCGACGGAACCAACGTCGAACGTTATTATTAAGAATACGGGTTCGTACGTTTCGGTATTTACAACCTCGAGTTCCGCATACTTTACGAATACGGTAAACGTAAACGCAACCCCGACGACGACGAGTGACGATAATACGATCGAAGACGAGGCGGAAAGTACAGTGGTAGAAGTTTCAAAAACGATTGCATTTCACGATGGTACGTTTGCCGATAGTGACGATCCACATGGTGACGGTTCGATTACTGCGGCAGCAACTGCGGGACACGTGTATTCCGATACGGCACCGGGAACGTATAGTTGGGGCACACTTACGTCGTGTGTACGAACAGCGATGGCAGATAATGATCATTCCGATGAAGATTTTGCATATAGAAATAATAATGGTAATACACCAACGGCTGGGTTTACGACTTATAAATGGACACCACCCGGTGCTATAACCAATGGGAGAACACTCGTTGTTGCGGGTGGAGGTGGTGGTGGTACAGATATGGGTGGCGGTGGTGGTGCCGGTGGTCTATTAGCGTCGACGACGACGAACATAGCACATACGGAACAGACAATTGTTGTTGGAGACGGGGGTGCACGAGGGTATGGTCCCAATAATAGTAATCAACATAGAGGTGGTAATGGTGCCGATAGTTCCATATCGGGACCGGGTATAACCGCAATCGGTGGTGGTGGTGGTGCGACTGGTCATAACGATACTTACGATAGAGCGGCGGGTAATGGTGGTTCCGGTGGTGGTGGTTCCGGTGGTCGAGCTTCAAATAGTGGTTACGGGGCAGATAGCGGTACAGGTACGGCAGGACAAGGTTTTAAAGGTGGAGATTCTGGACAAACATGGTACCCCGGTGGTGGTGGTGGTGCCGGTGAGGAGGGGTATGGGAGAAATGGTAGTGGTGGTGGTGGTAACACTGTAAAGGGTAATGGTGGTAATGGATTAGAAGACGATATTTTAGGAACGAATTATTGGTGGGCCGGTGGTGGTGGGTGTAACTCATACCACTCAAATTATACCCCCGATAATAGAGCCGGTCACGGTGGTAAAGGTGGTGGTGGTGGTGGTGCACCCGCAAACTCAGGACACGGTGTTCAACACGGTTACGGTGATACGAACGGTATAACCAATGGTAAAGACGGTGATACTGCTACTGCTAATTGGAATAGACATAACGGTGGTTCGGGTGGTAAACATACAGGTGGTGGCGGTGGCGGTGGTGATCACAACGAACAGACAAATCCTTTACTCATGAGAGGTGGTCGAGGTGGTTCGGGTATTGTTGCGATTAAGTTTACGGCACAAGGCGGTACGGTAAGTATTCCAGGTTCAACGGCGGTACCCGACGTAACGACCACGGACACCCCAAGCGCGGTACTCGACGCGACCGATACGACGGTCGCGGACCCGATCCTCGACCTTGATTTTACGACAACACTCCCCCGAAATCTAAAAAGGTACAATAATATTACATCTTCGAGTATAGGCGCACGGTTTAACCGAACCGAGTCTAGAAAGAAACGTGTCCATAAATCGATTAATACCGATACGTTTAGTATTGAACTTACAGCAAATAATATGGGCGATAGTTCCTCGTCGACGAGTACATTACCGGTAACGGTTGTAAACTCGGGTGCGGGAACACAATATACGAGCGGGTGGACGACGGTAGGATCGACGAGTTCGTTCGTAGTTCCCAGTGATGCACCAAACACGTTATACTACTATTCTCAGAATGACGATAGTGCGGGTGGATCTATAAGTGTTTCCTCGGCATCAACAACGGCGTATACGGTAACCGTGGTTTCGTCGAGTGCCGGTACACAATATACGAGTGGGTGGTCGGCATCGGGAACCCCGGGAAGTAGCGGTGGTATAAATACATTTATTGCGCCAAGTAATGCACCGAACACACTTTACTATTATTGTGGGAACCATTCGGGTATGGGTGGTGCAATAAACATGGTTTCGGGACCCGTTTCGACAACGTTTGCCGTAACGGTCTCATCGTATTACGGGTCTAATTATTATTATATCGATGGAACCCAACAAGCGACCATATCACTCGTACGGGGTAAGACGTACACGTTCAATAACAACGCATCGGGTAGTCACCCAATGTACTTTGCTACATCGAGCGATGGTACGACTTATACGTCAGGTGTGACGAATGGAGGTACATCGTCAGTCACGTTCGCGGTCCCCTTAAACGCGCCAAGTACACTGTATTATAAGTGTGGGGTCCATGGGGGTATGGGTGGAACCATACACATACTCGGACCAACGGCAAGCCCATTAGCCGTGACGGTTTCGGGTGGTAAATTTGTTATCGGGGGCGTTTCACAAGCAACACTCCAACTCGTACGCGGAGAAACGTACGTGTTTAACCAAGAAAACTCGACGAATGGGACCCATCCTTTACGTTTATCGGAAACGAGTGATGGAACTCACGTGTCCGGTGGTTCCGGATTCTATATTGGTGGAACACAGAGACCGACCCTTACGATGGTACGTGGAAACACGTATACGTTCAACCAAACGAACGCGTCGAATGGTTCACACGTTCTCCAAATCGCGACCGCGAGTGATGGTACGCAATATACGAGTGGGTACACGACCGGTACGTTCGTTGTACCTTTATCGGCACCAGATACATTGTACTATAAATCGAGTACGACGTCGGGTATGGGTGGTTTGATTAACGTGACGGGATCGAGTACGAGTGCATTTGTTGTAACGTTTTCGGGTGGTAAATTTAGTATAGGCGGTGTTCAACAAGCTTCACTTTCCGTGATTCGAGGTTTGACGTATACGTTCAATCAAATTAGCGGACACGTCCTTTCGTTATCGTCTACGAGTGATGGAACGAGGAATACGGGTGTAAATAAATATTATATAAGCGGGGTAGAAACACCGACACTCACGTTTATACGCGGGAGTACGTATACGTTTACACAAGAGACGTCTACAAATACGGGACACCCTATACGTTTATCGGCAACGAGTAATGGGACACATGCGAGTGGGTCTCAATACACGAGTGGGTGGACGACGACAGGAACACCTGGAAGTAGTGGCGCCTCGAGTCAGTTTATTGTTCCCGCGAATGCACCGAATACACTTTACTATTATTGTCAACACCATTCCGGTATGGGTGGAACTGGATCTATAAACGTGGCGGATTCGAATAGTGGTATCATACTTACGTATGGTACACACGCACTGGTCGCAAACTCGACGGTTTCGGGTGAGTATACGTTAGCGACAAACTATGACGGGACGACGAGTAATTTGTACGTGAACGGTGATTTAATAACACAAACAACCCCGACGATCGCGTCGGGTGCGAAGACGTTAAAAATTGGCGAAGACTATAACGGTTTGATTAAGAACCTTAAGTTTTGGAACTATGCGAAATCGTTTCTTCAACGAGCTTTCGCGACGGGTGGTACGATAACTTATATTACCGGATACGTTGTACATACATTCACAAGTTCTGGGAATTTTGTACCGGAAAAAAATCTCGATGTTGAATACCTTGTGATCGCTGGTGGCGGCGGCGGCGGTGGACATAACGGTGGTGGTGGTGGTGCAGGTGGATTACTTACGAATTTAGGGGGTACATTAATGTCTCTAACAGCAACTTCTTATGCAGTCGTCGTTGGTGCCGGTGGAGTTGGTGGTACCAATCGACAAGGGTATAACGGTTCTGCTTCATCTTTCAATTCTATAATAGCGACTGGTGGCGGTGGTGGTGGGTCTCAAACATCACCGAATGCGGCGCAAAATGGTGGTTCAGGAGGTGGGGCGGGTGTGAATGGAAGTACCCCCGGTACAGGTATTTCAGGTCAGGGTTATGGTGGTGGTACTGGTACTGGTAGTTCTAACTATACGTTTGGTGGTGGTGGAGGTTCTGGTGCCGCTGGTGGTAATGCCACGGCCGACAGTGCTGGTGATGGTGGTGTAGGCACACAGGTTAATATAGATGGAAATAATTATTACTGGGCGGGTGGTGGCGGTGGTTCGGCAGAAAGTCAAGCTCGAAATGATGATCCTGGTGACGGTGGTTTGGGTGGTGGAGGAGGTGGTGCAACGCGTAACAATAAATTCGGAACCGGTGGAGGTAGTGCATTGAATTCGGGTGAAGATGGTCAGCCTAACGACGGTGAAGGTGGTGATGGTGGAACAAATACGGGTAGTGGTGGGGGTTCATCTAATGGTGCTAGCAATAAGTCTGGCGACGGTGGTTCAGGTATAGTCATAATTCGATACGCATCTTAATCCCAAACTCTCTGCATACTCGATTGTATAGCCCACGGGTACCGTATGTTACCGTACCCAATAATGTTATACGCATCGATACCGATACGGTTACACTTGGTACACACGTCGAAACTATCGTCGATGATTGAGTCTAAGGCAAGACTTCGACATATTTCGTGTTTCTCAATTTCATGGTCCGTATAACTATTGGTCATGATAAGATCATCGAACGTATTGGGAAACCAGTACTCGAGCCATTTTTCGGTTTGATCACGCGCGTAACTTTGGCGACCCGTAACGATATACATAGTATCGGCGTGTTTGCGTAAATACCCCATTTGTTTACACACGCCCGGGATTGGTTTAAGTTTCGCGAACGTCTCGGATTCGTAAAAATCGTGAACCATGTTACGCGATTGGGTTTCGGTAATGTTAAACATATCTTTATACACGTACGGGTACTTTTGGGCGGTCGGCATGTGGTACCCACGGAACTTTGCCATGGGTTTAACGAACGAGACGAGAACTTCGTCGATATCAATAGCAACTCTTTTCATTTATTACAATACTCACTCATAATCTCTAAATACTATTCCGACGGGAAACCTCGGTATCCCGAGATCCGTCAAGTTTTGGAACTTTACGGTTAACATTTTACCGAAATACTTTTCCTTATGCGCATAAAAATACTCTCTTTGTTCGATCGTACCTTCGGGTCGAGCACAGAATGTACTTCCATTTTCTGTTTTACAGACCCATACGACGGCATTCGCATCGCGACCGTGTCCCGTCTTTGCGTCGACGACTTCATACTCTTCCGTCATGAAATCCTTGAACTTTAACAGGTAATTACTCCGTTTCCCGTTTTCGTACACACTCGAAGGTTCACGAACCATGGTCCCTTCGTACCCTTGTGAAACGAACTGATCGTGGAACTGTTTCAAACACGTTTTCTTACGAACGAGTTTCGTTTCGACCGTAACATACTTTTTGCGTTCCTCGAACGGTAATTCGGGGCGATTCACGTCGAAATAATCAAAAACGTAGAACTCGAGTTGTTTCGGGTCGGTTTTAAACAAACTCGTAATTTCCTCGAACGTTTTGTTTGGATCGTAACACTCACCGTCGAGGTACTCACCGTCTTTGAGACCTTTACCGAGATACTCGGTTCCCGGAACGAGTTTCCCCGTACGTGAAATTCCACCTTTATTCGAGACGAGTAATCGAACTCCATCAAGTTTCGGTTGAACGTAGAACGGTTCCGAAATGTACCTTTTACGATCGTCCCATTTGTTTGCTAACATAGGCATAACGTCTGGGGTTTGTAAATTCTTCCACATGGTCTTAGCTCGTTTCAGGGCACTCTCGTACCCGAGCGGAACGTGTGTTGTTGAGATAGATTCTTTACCATCAACAACACCTGTTGCTTTAATAATATTGGCGGTACCGTCCCTGAGTTTTTGAACTCTGATTGACGTGTACCTTTGATTACCGTTTTTATCCGTTTTAAAAATTGTTTCCATTATAGTAGTAGATATGATTCCAGTTGTAGATTATAAACGAATGGAACGACTTAGGCCTCCGGAAAACACGGTTATTCCTCTAAACGCAAATACTTTGTGCATATTTCTTATACTAGTGACCATTATTGGTTTGTATAAGAGACATGTAGATACCAGGAACACCCAGACCCAGAGGGTCTGAAGTTAAGGTGAGTGATACGACCCCCAGACCCAGACCCCTTCGGGGTCTGAAAATGAATGAGTCGGGATCTAATCAATCGAATGAACGACATTATACTTGATACACTCTTGTGGATCTAAATACACATCACGTTTCATAATTTTCTTAAACTGTTTTTGGGGTATAGTTGTTTTTTCCTTATACGTTTTTGTAACCATATCCATGAGTTTATCACACGATTTCATTTCGTCCTTGAGTTCCTCGTATTTTCCCCAGAACCCGTTTGTGGATATTTGGTGGATGAGAACGTGTGCATTCTTACCTATACGACGTTCGTGACCACCCAAAAGGAGAAACGTCGCGGCGGAACAACATACACCTTGTGCTATAGTAATGACCTTAACACGTGATTTTTCTATAATGTTCATAGCACTTAGCCCCGCGAATAAATCACCACCTTCGCTACACACGTGAAGGTACATAATAGGTTCATACCCTATGAGTTCGGCTTTCTTTTTAAGAAGATCAATTTCGAGTTTCTTAAAATCTTCAATGAACTCGAGAATATCTACATCGGTAATTTCTCCATAATAGAAAATTTCGTTACCAACGACCCGAGACACTTTATATTCTTCCTCTTCCGAAGCTGGTGTAGTTGTATTCATTTTAGTTAATTTAGACTATCTTCTTTAATCATTTTTTTGATTTTCGTAACTTCCCTTTGTTTCAGTTTGTTCTGTAAACCAAGATGGTTCATAACATCAAAATCTTGGGGTGATAAGTTATACTCTTTAAACTTCGAGACGTCACCATTTTTTGCATACTCGCGTAAAAGCATGAATTCGTGATGGTTCATGTTTGTATGTGAACGACACTGTATACTTCGAATCTTCTGTTCGCGCATTTTCTGGTTCCCGTATTTTGTCCACGCACTCCCCGGTCGTATTGTATCGGGTTCAATTAATGTGTTACCCGTATATATTTTTGGTATTTTCATGGCATATAAAACAAAATAAGGCATGAAATCCCATTCACCTTTATATAGTTCTGTATCGAACGTATCTGCATTTATCAACGCATTCATGATTTTATCTGCGTGTTCCGGGTTAGCCTCGAGATAATTTTCGTGTACGGCACCCCAAATATGACCGTGTTCGTGTATCGTTTCTTCTATATCTACTGTACCCGGTTTACAAAAGAAATCTTCAATAATGTCTTTTGATGATTTAAAAATATCCTTTTCGTCGCTATATTCGAGGTAATTAAAATAGTTTCCTATATTTCCTTTACACTTTTCAGAGGCTATTTTTGAACGTGGGTGATTTTTATTTAACCACTGAATAGTTTCAGGTTTACGTTTCGGTAGGAATACAAGTTTAAAATTAGGTAACATATGTACATTTTTAGACGTAACAATTAATGGTTTTTTTGTAACACGACCACCTTCACATATGGTTTCCACTATACTTTTATATGCTGTATCGGATTCGTAATCGTCTATATAGGCATACATATTTGAATTTTTTATCGTACCCAGGAATATATCCTTTTTACGTAAGACTTCATCGTATATTTCTATACTATTTGTCTCATCGAGAATTTTATTAAGAACGAATGTTTTTCCGACACCAGCCGCACCACACAAAAATATATTCTTACCGCCTTCTAACAGAGACTTAATTTCCTTTATTTCGCGGTCATGGAGCGAAATACGATCAACCTTTTTTTGTTTATGTATTGTAACAAAGGCATTCATGTCGAATGATACTGAAGATGCGGATCTCGCTACTCAGGCGTTAGATATTATTATGGAAAATAATACACTTCAAACGAGAGTGATAGATCCTTTAAAAAGGAAACTGTTTCCTTACTTGATGTGCATTACAGTCTTTAACTTTACGCTATTTATTATGGTGGCGTATCTTGTGAATCGTCTTTCGGCGATTCTGTAACAACTTCCATGAGTTCTGTACGTCTACGTAATTCTTTCATGAGGTCACCTTTCAAACTTACGAGTCCTTTATCTTTTAAATCCAATATTTCATTCTTACGTTCCTGTACACGTTCTATATCGGCTTTAACAGCTTTTTTTACTCCACGTATTTCGTCAAGTTCTTGTTTAAGTTCTCGTTTTGCGACACCTCCCACGGCATCTTTTAATTTGGTTATAACCTTACTTTCTTGAATAGCTTTAAATGGTGTAATAGGTTGTATATGCATGATTTCTGGTTTGAAGAATGCATTATCATCTGGGAATTCACGTTCAAATGCATCTATCATTTTTTTAGGTACATTAGGTGATTGTTCAATCAAACGGTCATATTCGGTACGCATATTTTCAATCATATTTGTACCGTTTAACGTCCTTTCCGAGAGTGGGAGTGTAAGTTCAAGACGTATTGTTCTCGAAACTTTACCGTATTGTACAGACGCTACACGGTGACCTTCCATAAGTTCGTTAATTTTAAGAAATTGCATGATCGTCGTGGCAATGGCGGTGATTAAGTTTAGACCACCAATAGCCGACGGTACAAATGGTTGCACTGAAGGTGGAAATGTTTCTTGTGCAAAGTTAGCAGTACCTGTAACTGTACTTACAATTATGAGTGGTATAGTAAATTTCATACTCAATTTTTTGTATGAACAATAGGCTTGGTAGTGCATATACCTATAACATGCCGCGGCTTCACCCCAGGCCTTTAGTATTTTCTCCTGTTGTGGGTGCCATATCTTCGGAAGTTTCTTTTCTTCGTTCATACTAATAGAGATGAACATTATATTTTTCATTCATTTACTCTTTTTCATAACGATGTTGGTTGTACCATTTATGAAAAATAAACAAAACCTTGAGTTTTATTCAATCCTGGTTCCATTCATATTTTTTCATTGGTCTGTCAATGATGATACATGTGCTTTAACCCAGATGGAAATGGTCGTAACGGGAAATAGTAAAGATGAAACATTCTTTGGTCGTGTAATGGGACCTATATATAAAATGGACGATACAGAGGCAAACAATTTCTTAAAATCTATTTTCTTTTTTCTATGGCTACTTGTTCAGTACAGACTTAATAGAATTGATTTAGAACCTCTTCACGAACTTAGAAAACGGTTTGTTAAATAATGTTGGTATACATAAATGAAGATCAAAAACAAAACGCAACAAAAATTATTACTTATCGCGTTAATGGTACTCATTGCCGTAATTGTATATCAAGTGCGTAACCCAATTATAGTTAATAAAAAGGTACCTGTCGGAGTTCCAGTCGAAGTTCCAGTACAAATACCAGTCGAAAAAGAATTTAGAAACCCACCAATTAAGGAATATAAACCGGGATACGTCCAACAAATGGGTGTTCTTGTAGGTGCAGATGAAGAAACTTTACCTTTATACGGTAAAGAAGTTAGGGGTCGTCGTGATCAATATCATTATTACACGACAACACCAGGTGATCAAGTGTATCCACTCCCGGTAACTATTGATAACCGCGATTGTATGGACGATATCGGGTGTCGAGAACTTTATGGAAATGAAGCTGTTTCGGTTTTAGGACAAACGGGTTCATTTCAGGTGAAAATGTATAGAACGGACAATTTTTTCTAATGTAATAGTAAATACAAACTACAAATGTTACACCTTTTATTTAAATTGGATAAACTTGCTATGCTTGTATCATGTATCGTTATATTAGTTTCACAGTCTACACGATGGGGTATATGTGGTAAATGGGTACCTGACATCGCTAAAATTAAATCAAGTGAAAAGTGTAAAAAAGCTACTATATCAGATGCCATTATTACAACTGTGTGTTGTTTATGCTGTTATTTTGTTGCACCAAAACTTGCACCAGGCGCATTGGCCGGTGCAGCAGTAGGAATGGCTGCTGATAATGTAATGAATTATGTTCCTATACCTAACTATTAACTAATTTCTTGGTTAATATAAATGAAGATAGATTTATTAAAAAATGAAGCAAAGCGTCTCGGTCTTCGCGTAACCAAAAAAATAAAAGGGAAACGAGTTCCTCTGAGTGAAAAAGAACTTAAAATGAAAATTCAAAGACGGCGACAACCAGCTTTGGAAATTCAGGTTCGAAATTCAAAAAAACTTATACGAACGTGTAAATCACTTTTACGAACAGTAGAATCAAATGTTCCACGTGTTCGTCGAGTTTCTCAACCCGTCGCACGCGCACCATCCGTCCCACGTGCACCACCTGTTCCACCTCCACCACCACTCCCAACTAAAAGAGATCCACGTGCAAATTTAATGACCGCTTTAAAAGCAAACCTTAAACGTCGTGGTCTTAGAGAAAAGATAAATCAAACTTCTTAGATATAATCTTTTTCGCACCTTCGGGTTCTGGATGACTCCATAAAAGCCATCTCGACCAAAATCCCGCGGTAAAAAAACCTGTTTTTGTCCAGTTTTCTTTATCACTTCGAGTCACATCGAGCATATTTTTATGAACCAATTTAGGGTCGGTTTGTTTTTGTACCATATGGGGAACAAACCCACCGTGTCGTGTTACGTATGAACGCATACGTAAAGGATTTTTGTGTATTGTATAGTCTGAGTAGCCTCTTGCTCCAAAATCAACTATTTTCCCATTTTCAAAAGTAACTCTAAACTTTTTATCAATACGTGGACTTTTTTTTAAACGAACACGCATATATAATTACTGGATAAAATTATTTATTTTGTAATTTAGCGAGTGTGTAGTGGTGATACAAGTGTATTAAACTTATAATCAAAGAAACGAGAACAGCTGGGTTATATCTCGCCTTCTTATTAAGAACGAGTAATACAACCGAGGAAAGAACAATAAAGGCTGGTAAACTAAATAATCCAATTTGAACATCGGTCAAACCGAGGAATCGTTTTTCCAATGTGTTAACTTCTGGTGTTTGTGCTGGTGCGTATTTTTCTTTGTTATGATATCCTGGCATTTATTATAGGCAAACAAAAAAATGTGGTTTCTTATGATACCACTTATACTGCTACTAAACGATTATTGTAAAAACCCTATAGATAGACTCTATTTTCATAGACCTTTACGACCTTTGGTAGGTATACGAAACTCACTCGTAGACTTATTTTTTTATAAACCACATTACTCGGTCGACGATTTTACAGGACTTTGGCGGGTACAGAAACACTTTTTTGATATAAAAACCGAATACGATGGGTTACACGAAAACACGCAAAAGTATTATTTCCACGACCTTGATCCATGGTTTGAATATAATCAAAATTATTATTACTATAAAATACACGATTTTCCAAAGTTATACGCATTTTTAAAAACTATACCGTGTGTAGAACATGCAATGATTGCGGTCATGGAAGGACCAATGTCTATACCAGCACACCGTGCCGAGAGCAATTTACAGTTACGGTACCACTTAACACTCGAAGGAACGAGTAATCTTACCACGGAGTTTGATATTCATCAACATAAATCTGGTGAAGATGTTCTTTTTGACCACTCACGGTACCATAGTGTTGATAAAACTGAAGAACAAACGCGTGTTGTTCTTATTTTAGATATTAATCGTTTTTATAAATTTCCATGTATAAAATAATTCTGTCTTTATCCGATTGATTTTCTGCCCAATGTTTTTTACGGGCATTCATAATTATATGTTTACCATCTTCTTCTGTAACTTCACCTAGATCTATATGGTGAAGTATACAGTTTTCCGGGCATTTAATACCTAAATGATATGTAAAAATATAATCATCACCTACATAATCAACATGTTCTTTGAGTTTTACACCCCCTTTCATTAATGAAAACCCAGCTACATGTATACCATCGATCGAAGATAAGAGTTTTGTTGTTTCGGGACATAAATTACAATTACTTGTAATAAAATTACCACCCCATATAAGTGGCCAACTTATCCATGATTCCTGAACATGATCTTGTCCACCTTTCAACCATCCACATTTACCGTCTGTGTATAACATCATAACCTGTTTTAGATATTCGGAACCAACCCATTCACCTTCTTTACGAGGATCGTCTCGT